ACATCAACTAAAATAAGCTAAATAGTGCTATAATAGCTAAGTAAGAAAATTATACAATGGCAAAACTTTTTGGATTCACTATTGACGATAGCCAAAATAAGGCTCCTTCTGTAGTATCACCCGTTCCTCCGTCAAACGAGGACGGGTCTGATTTTTATGTACAATCTGGTTTTTATGGTCAGTATGTAGATATTGAAGGTGTTTATAGAACCGAATATGATTTAATTCGTAGATATAGACAAATGGCACTTCATCCAGAAGCAGATGGTGCTATTGAAGACGTTTGTAATGAAGCAATCGTTAGTGATTTGTATGATTCACCAGTTGAAATAGAATTATCTAATGTAAATGCAAGTGATAAAGTTAAAAAAGCTATACGTCAAGAATTTAAAAATATTAAAGAAATGTTGGACTTTGATAAGAAGTCCTATGAAATGTTTAAGAATTGGTATGTTGATGGTAGATTATATTATCTAAAAGTTATTGATACTAAAAGACCTCAAGATGGAATTCAGGAGATCAGATATATTGATCCGATGAAGATAAAACTTATTCGTAAGGAAAAGAAAAAGGATGATAGATTGGGTGGAGTAGATCTTCAAAATACTTTTACTGGTAAAGAAACTGATATATATCCAGAGATTGAAGAATATTATCTTTATACACCTAAACCAAATTATCCTACAACAGCTCTTACAAATAATAATTCAAAGAGTTCTATAAAAATTGCAAAAGATTCTATTTGTTATGTAAGTTCTGGATTATTTGACAGAAATGCTGGAACTGGTTTGTCATATCTCCATAAAGCAATCAAGGCACTTAATCAATTAAGAATGATTGAGGATAGTCTTGTAATTTATAGATTATCAAGAGCACCAGAAAGAAGAATATTCTATATTGATGTTGGTAATCTTCCAAAAGTAAAAGCAGAACAATATCTTCGTGATGTTATGATGCGTTATCGTAACAAGTTAGTATATGATGCTAACACTGGTGAAGTTAGAGATGACAGAAAGTTCATGTCTATGATGGAAGATTTTTGGTTACCTAGAAGAGAAGGTGGTAGAGGAACTGAAATCACAACACTTCCAGGTGGACAGAACCTTGGAGAACTTGCTGATATTGAGTACTTCCAGAAGAAACTTTATAGAGCATTAGGTGTTCCTGAATCTAGAATCGCTAATGACGGTGGTTTTAATTTAGGTAGATCATCAGAAATTTTAAGAGATGAACTTAAGTTTGCTAAGTTTGTAGGACGTTTAAGAAAGCGTTTCTCTAATCTCTTTAGTAACATGCTAAAGACTCAATTGATTCTTAAAAATGTTATTACACCAGAAGATTGGGAGCAACTTAGTGATCATATTCAATATGATTATGTTTATGATAATCAGTTTGCAGAGTTAAAAGAATCTGAGTTATTAAATGAAAGATTAGGATCTCTTGCAACAATTGAACCATATATTGGAAAATACTATTCACAGGATTGGGTTCGTCGTAAAGTTCTTCGTCAAAGTGATCAAGAAATTGAAGATATGGATAAGCAAATTGATAAAGAAATTGCAGATGGAACTATACCTGATCCATCAATGATTGATCCGATTACTGGAGAACCATTAGCACCAGGAACTGAAGAAGATGTTATGGGAATGGGAGAACTTCCTGTAGAACCTGATTTAGAAAAAGCAAGTGCAGTTACTAACGCACAGTTAGCAAAAGATACGAAAGCAGCCGAGATATAAATAAAATTATATTACTATATGAATTTTCATGCCCAATATTATAGATTTGATTGCACAGGATGCTAAGGCATCTAATATCAGCCAAGATATAAAGGACACTTTATATACCAAAGCTGCTGAAAAAATAGAAACTCTTCGTAAAGAAGTATCTGATTCTATGTTTGATGCAGAACCATATAATCCTAAAGGTGGAATGGAAACTGAAACTGAAACCGAAATAGAAGACGAAATCGAGGAACCAAATGGCTGAGATTGTTAAATTACTGGGTGTAGAAGTTCTAGTTGGTGCTGGTGAGAGTACCACTGCTAATAGAGCTACATTAGTTAGGATTCATAATCCTGGTGCTGCTGTAAATGTTATTACTGTACAGGATCCATTGCAAGCATATCCTGGAATAACCAGTTACAGTGGAGTTGGTTCAATGACAATGGCAGCAGGGGGAGAAGTATTCCTTGAAAAACAACCAAGTTACACTGTATCTGGTAAAACAGCTATTAATGTAACACAAGTAGGATTTACAAATTAAAAAAATGAAACTCATTACGGAAGAAGTATCTGAGGTTAAATTTATCACCGAAGGTAAAGGATCTAAGAAAAAGATGTATATTGAAGGTGTCTTCTTGCAAGGAGATATCAAAAATCGTAATGGTAGAATGTATCCAGTAAATACTCTTTCAAAAGAGGTTGGTAGATACAATGAGTCCTTTGTTAAAACAGGACGTGCACTTGGTGAGTTGGGACATCCAGAAGGTCCAACTGTAAATCTTGATAGGGTATCACATAAAATTGTTAAACTTGAACAGAGTGGAAATAATTTTATCGGTAAGGCAAGACTTCTTGAAACACCAATGGGTAAGATTGCTAAAAATCTTATCGAAGAAGGTGTAACTCTTGGTGTTTCTTCTCGTGGAGTTGGTTCTCTTAAAGAAGATCATACTGGTTGTAAAGTTGTAGGTGAAGATTTCATGTTAGCAACTGCTGCTGATATCGTTGCCGATCCTTCTGCTCCTGATGCTTTTGTATCTGGAATCATGGAAGGAAAAGAGTGGGTTTGGGACGGAGGAATTCTTCGTGAACAACTCGCAGAAAAGACTAAAAAATCAATTAATACTTTAGTTGATCAGAATAGACTTGAAGAGCATAAGTTGAATTTATTTAACGATTTCTTATCAAATCTATAAGTTCTATAAATAAATACAGATTAAGTAATTATCTAAACAAAAAATGTCCGTTGGAAGCAAATTACAAGACATGGAAAACATCGAAGAAAACGTAGTAACCAGAGGAGCTAAACCTGGCGAACCAATGCAGAAATTGGCAACGGGTGGCACCCCACCTAGTGTCGAAGATCTTGGTGGACCTACTCCAGAAAATTATAAGCCTACTGATGACTCTGCTAAATTAAAGACCCCAGGTGGTACTCTTAAGCAAGTTAAGGATGTGGTTAATAAAGGTGCTAAACCTGCTGAAGCTGCAAAAAGCGTAAAGGAGGAGGAAGAAGTTTCCGATGATTCTGTGATCGAAGAGGATCAAGTAACTACAGATGAAGTAGTTGCAGAAGAAGAAACTACAACGGACGAAGTAGTCGCTGAAGAAGAGACTACAGAAGAGGAAGTTGTCGTCGAAGATGTAATTGACGTTGAGGAAGATATCAACGCACTTATTGCTGGCGAAGAACTTTCAGAAGAATTCCAAGAGAAAGCACGTACTATCTTTGAAGCTGCTATCAAATCTAAAATTGCAGATATCAAAGAGTCTGTTAAAGAACAGTACGAAGAAAATCTTGTGGAAGAAGTCAAGATTATCAAGGAAGAACTAACTGATAGATTAGATTCTTATCTTGAGTATGTTGCTGACGAGTGGGTTGCTGAAAATCAACTTGCAGTCGAGCATGGTCTTAAGACTGAGATGACAGAATCATTCCTTGAAGGAATGAAGAAGCTTTTTGAAGATCATTATGTAACTATCCCTGAAGAGAAATATGATGTCATCGAGAATATGGTAGATAAACTAGATGATATGGAGTCTAAACTCAATGAGCAAATCGAAAAGAATGTTGCTCTTAATAAGAGATTAGCAGAGTCCACAGCAGACGTAATTTTTGCTGATGTAACCGAAGGTCTTGCACAGACACAGAGGGACAAGCTCGCAACTCTTATAGAAAATGTTGAGTTTGAAAGTGAACAAGGCTATCGTGAGAAGCTAGAGACATTGAAGGAATCTTATTTCCCAAGTCATACTGGCACTCCAACAAGCAAATCTGAAAATTTGACTGAAGAAAGTGGAGAGTCTGCATATCAGACAAAACAGGTTTCATCGTCAATGGAGAGATATCTTCAGACAATGACCAGAGTTGCTAAAAAGTGATTATTTAAATCATAGATTCAAACAAAAAAACATCTTTTAATAGAGGTAAATTCAAATGCAAATGTTCAATGCTGAACAACTGCAAGAGAAGTGGGCACCTATCCTAGACCACGAAGGTTCGGATAAAATTACAGATTCACATCGTAGAATGGTGACCGCAGTTCTCTTGGAGAACCAAGAAACCGCACTTAGAGAGGAGAGAGAATTCCTTTCTGAGCAGCCAACAAACTCAACAGGTTCAACTGCTGGCACAAACCCAACCGCAGGTTTTGGTGGGTTATCAGCTGCTGCAGGACCTACAGCAGGTTTCGACCCAGTACTTATAAGTCTTATCCGTCGTGCAATGCCTAACTTGGTCGCTTATGACCTAGCAGGTGTTCAGCCAATGAACGGTCCTACTGGACTTATCTTCGCAATGAGATCTCGTTACAAGACTCAAAGCGGAACAGAAGCACTATTCAACGAAGCAGATACTTCATTCTCTGCACAGAATGATACAGGTAATGCTGCATCAAGTGGATATACACAGAACCAAGGTGCTAACTCAGACTCTAGAGTTGGTATGGGTACAACTGGTCAGTCAACTGATGTTGCTACTAACGAGTCAAACCCTGCTCTATTAAGTCCAAGTACTACTTCTTTACAGAAGGCATACGCAGTTGGTCAGGGTATGGATACCCAGGCTGCTGAAGCACTCGGAGACGGTGGTGGACAGTTCCAGGAAATGGCATTCTCAATCGAGAAGGTCACCGTTACTGCGAAGTCACGTGCGTTGAAAGCTGAGTACTCACTAGAGTTAGCTCAAGACTTGAAAGCAATCCACGGATTGAATGCAGAGGCAGAACTTGCCAACATTCTTTCTACTGAGATTCTTGCTGAGATTAACAGAGAAGTTATCAGAACAATCTACAAGGTTGCTGAAACTGGTGCTCAAACTAACGTCGCACAATCTGGTGTATTCGACTTAGACATCGACTCTAATGGTAGATGGTCAGTTGAGAAGTTCAAGGGACTTATTTTCCAAATCGAGCGTGATGCTAACGCAATCGCACAAAGAACTCGTCGTGGAAAGGGTAACATGATCCTCTGCTCTGCTGATGTTGCTTCTGCACTCACAATGGCAGGTGTTCTTGATTACACCCCTGCACTTAATGCTAACCTTAATGTTGATGACACAGGCAATACATTTGCTGGTGTACTTCAAGGTAAGTATAGAGTATACATCGACCCTTATTCAGGTAACGTTGGTAACGATCAGTACTACGTTGTTGGATACAAAGGTTCTTCACCTTACGATGCAGGATTATTCTACTGCCCATACGTTCCTCTACAGATGGTTCGTGCAGTGGGAGAGAACAGCTTCCAGCCTAAGATCGGCTTTAAGACACGTTATGGTCTTGTTGCCAACCCATTCGCTGAAGGAACAGATCAAGGTCTTGGTCGCCTTAAGGTTGACGCTAACCGTTACTACAGACGTGTTAAGGTTAAGAACCTCATGTAAGCGAGACGCTTATATTCATCAGAAAGACTCTTCTTCGGAAGGGTCTTTTTTTTGTGTCTAAATAAAACATAGAGTTTAGAAATTAATCATGGCTAAAGGAAAGGCATCAGTTTCTGCATCTGGAGCATCTATGTCAAAGTATGATGTGGAAGTAGAAGCAAGACTTAAAGCATTAGAAGCACAAGCACATCCAGTACCTACAGGTGCATCAAGTAAATTAGTTAATGACAGATTGGCTAATCTTGAGGAAGCAGTAGTAGCACTTCAAAAAGCAGCAGCATCTGCACCAGCAGCTCCAGCACCAGTAGCAGCACCAGTGCCTGTAGATCAAGAAACACTTAATAAAGTTGTTGATATTGTAAAACATGCACTACCAAAATGGGCTGGTACACATGGTCTCTAGAGATCGTCGTCGAAAGACAATAAAAAGAATTTATCAGTATTGGCGAGATAGTCTTGAAAGAAGACTGGCTGGAGTCGATGCTGCACTAAATAAATTAGAAGAACAAATTGCCAGAGATTCTGAAAATGAAACCAACACCGAAACAATATAAAGAAGCAGTAGAACGTCATGATAAGATTGTAAAGCATCTTATTGATGAAGGTTATGCTGAGAATGCAGAATCTGCAGATTCTATTATAATGGGTATGAGTGAGCAATGGTATGAACAAATTATTGACTAATGAAAGAATTTGACAGATTTATTGAAGAGGCAGCTGCTAAAAGATGCCCTGTTGGACAGTATTGGTGTTACACTGATAAAAAATGCAAGAAAATTCCTCTAGGTTATCATGTAGGACGTAGAGGATATCTTGAACAAGATGAGGATGAGAAAAATGGACAGAATGGAACACCATCTAATGGGTCTTCTAATGGTGGCGGTAATGGCAACGGTGGCAGTGGCAACGGTTCAAATGGTGGAAATGGTGGGGGAGAATAATGACATCATCAGTAAGAGGTCCATTCGCCAATCAATTAAAGAATAGGAATTTTCTTGCTCCTGTAGGATTTAAATTTTCTTTGGCAAAATATCCAAAGGTTTCATTTTTTTCTAATACTGCACGTATTCCTGATATTAGTTTAGGAACTGCAATAGAATCAACTTATCTTAAGGATATTGATTTTCCTGGTGAGAAACTTACATTTGGTGAATTAAATGTAAGATTCTTAGTTGATGAAGATCTTAAAAATTATATGGCAGTGCATAATTGGTTAACTGGATTAGGTTTTCCAGAAACACCACAAGAATTTATTGATCAGACTACAGTAAAAGAAGGATATAAAAAAGCAGGTGAAAGAGATTTAGCAGAACAATATAGTGATGGAAGTCTTCATATTCTAAACAGCAATTATAATGATATTGCTGTTGTAAAATTCAAAGATTTATTTCCAGTATACTTGACATCTTTGGAATTTGATGCTACAGAGAGTGATATAAATTACTTTACAGCAGATGTTACTTTCAAGTATACTATCTACGATATAGTTGATCCAAAAGGAACACCTTTATGATATAATATAATAATTGGTAAATATATTATGAATCTTGATAAAATTCAGGAGATGTGGGAGCGTGATGCTGTCATTGATCCTGATAATCTACATGATGAGTCATTAAAAATACCTCAATTACATTCAAAGTATTATACAGTTTATAATACGATTACTTTGTTGCGTGAGAAAGCAAGAGATTCTTATAATAGAGTAAAACTAGAAAGATATAATTTCTACACAGGAAAGGCACCAGCAGAAGTTTATGCTGAAGAACCATTTCCATATAAGGTTAGAGAGAAAGACGCAATACAGAGGCATCTAGATGCTGATGAGAAATTAACTAAGTTGGATTTAAAGATAAGATATTATGATGCCACTTTAAAATTTCTCGAAGAAATAATTAAAACAGTTTCAAATAGGACATTTCAAATTAAAAATGCTATTGAGTGGCAAAAATTCCAGACAGGATTTAATTGATAATGAATAATACTTTGCAGTTATTTCCTTCCCCAGTATTTTCAACAATCATTGAAGAAGATACTAGTGAGATGGATATTTCTAGTTTTAATTTAGATAATAGAGGATCATTTAATTTAGTTTTAAATGATGATTCAGAAGTAGATTGGAGAGTTTTAAAAAAATATCCTCGTGTTGAACAAATTATTCTTAATAAGTTTAAAGAAGTTTGCGATAATGTACTTCATTACACTCAAGATTTTGTAGTAACAACTTCATGGATTACTGAAATGAAGGAAGGTGGTAGCATAGACTGGCACAGTCATAAAAATAGTTTCTATAGTGGAATATATTATTTTAAAAATTATGATGCTAAAAGTGGAAGTATTATTTTTGATAATCCATTAAGAGATATTAAAGATTATTATATATTTCCAGAAAAACAAAATTTAATGACAACAGAAACTTGGGAAATATTTCCAGAAGATAAAACTCTAATATTTTTTCCCAGTTATCTTAGACATAAAGTTTTGTCACATAAGAGTGATTTTTCAAGGTATTCTCTTGCATGTAATATATGCCCCATAGGATCCTATGGGGAAAAAGATAACATGATAGATACCTCTTGGTATAAATAATTTTTTAAAACTGTGAGGGAAGGAGTCGAACCTTCAAGTCCCGCCAGGAACATCAGTTAAACAGACTGACACGTTTAC